GGTTGAACATAGGGTCAGCGATATTGAGCGTAACAACACCCGTGGACGTGGCAAGGTCAGCCTGAATATGTCCCTGACCAATAACGCCGTTGACCGTACTGACCGTGGAGGGAGCGGTATAACCTGTGAGATGCCCGTACCGGTCGAACGACATCCCGTTGATATAACCCTCATATCCTTCCTCGGAATGGGATACCTTAACAGGGTCTTCTCTCGTACCGGAACCGGACACATTGATACCGGAATTGCCAGCGCTGACAACAAACAATTCAGACGGGTCAGGGTTGGAGGATATAATCAGCGGGTCACGCTGGGTTCCTGTACCCTGTATAGCGATACCATCTCCGGCCTGCGCGCTGAGCGTGGTCAGAAGCGCCCCTGTTGTATCCTCCCGTGTCAGGTTCCCTGCCTGAGAGGATATACTGACAGACCCCCCGCCCCCGCTGTCAGAGCAGGAACAGGGCTCGGGAGCGCAGGTAGGAGGATTATAAATGGGGAGCTGTTTGCCTTCCAGAGAAACGATACATCCGTTCTGTATGACAACGCGGTCATACACGCCGTCTGCGGGAGGGGTGCCTTTCTCCACACGGACGCATCCTTCACGGGAATACATTCTGCCCCCGAAAGGAAGACACATACTCCAGTCAGGACAGGCACCTTCCTCTTTCGCGGAGGTAATCTCTCCGTCACATTGAGGCGTGATTCTGGGGGTACAGTCAGACATTACATTACTCTCCCAAACTGCATATGGATACTTCCGCGCATTTTGTGCGTTGCTGTCTCCATAGCGGCGGCTGATGTGCGTTTCTCAAACTCAGTCATATACGCCCGTCCCATCTGGATGTTTGTCCATGGCCGGGCCGGTATAAGCATTATATAAGCCCGCACGCCCATAAGCAGAGTATCCAGCCAGTCAGTGTACAGGACGTCAGGAAGCTCACAGGCATCCTGTCCCGGCATAACGGCCAGCTCCGCAAGAAGACGTCCGGGGCTGTTCGGGTGTCTGACGTGCAGTACCTTCTCAAGGTCATCATACCAGACAATCTCCCTGCCGCAGGGAGTGCACCCCTGCGGCAGAGTGAAAGTCTCTCTGGCGTCATGTCCGCCGCAACAGCCGCACGGAATGATATATGAACGCAGGATACCACATATCTCCAGTCCATCCGGGGATTCCAGCCGGTATCTGGTGATACATGGTTCCAGATTAACTGCCGCGCGACGGCGTATCAGGTTGCCCTGACGGGCCATGTTTCTTGCGGCTTTCAGTAAGTAGAACTGGAAGAGCTGGGCGGGAAGAGTAGGATACTCAAACCGGAGCTCTTCCAGAAAACTATCGAGCGGTCTGGTTTTGAACGGCTCGTAAATTATCTGCGTCTCGCTCACGTTCTGCTTTCTCCTTCTCTCTGCGGTCTACAGCCCGTTTCAGCAGGTTGTCATGTGTAGTCAGGTGCGTTCCGGCTATGGTACTGATAGTGGGTGAGTTCTCGGAATCCATGATAAGCGCCCTGTAAAGCATCCACTGCTTGACAATAGCAACCATCTCATCCGGTACTGATTCACTAAGAGAACGTCCGGTCGGCATTGTATAGCACTGCACAAGAACATACCGGTTCTGCCCCGGAGCAACCGGAGGCATGACTTTGAATCTGCTGATGTCTACTGAGCTTATGACATATGAGAAAGGCTCGTCTGTCTCAGGGTTTATACAGTTTGGATATACAGACCCCGGCCAGTTGAGCCTTTCATCGTCATATGTACGGGTGAGATACCGGTACACTTCACCGGTCTCAGTACATTCACCAACAATACGGATAATCTCGGAGCAGTCACAGACATTCTGCCAGTCACCGCCGGGCATGAGCCGCACAATTTTCTCTGTATGGAACAGGTCTTTGAGAAGGTAGCTGTCATTGATAAGCGCTTCAGAGAGATAGGACTGAAGCTGTGCAACAGACCAGCGTGTGTATTCATACCCCGGTTCCTGATCATTCAGGTCACGGGAGACATCCCCGATTATATCCTGTACTGTCATCAGAACTCCGCTTTCGACATCAGTTTCTCAATATCTTCATAAGGCACAGCCTCATCCCCGTACTGGTCAGACTGCGCAGGCTGGTCCATCTTCTTCATGGTAGAACGGAACGAGCTCATACCTTCCTGCGCAATCTTACTCTGACGGGATGTAGCCTCATTAAGGGCGGCAGCCATGAGTTCCCTTTCATCCTCGGAACTGTCCTCCTGTACTTTGTCCTGCCATGCCGCAGGGTCAGTATTGCCCTGCTCATCACAGCATTCCAGTATGTCCCTCTGCTCTGCAAGCATCGGGTTCCATGGGAGGATAATGCCGGTCTTCTTGTTCTTCAGGCAGGGGGAATGCGCCAGCGGAGGTGTGGCGTTCTTAACCCCAAGATGTTCGAGAAAACCGGCCCGTTCTTCGGAATTGAGGTTGAACACAGTGGAAACGTCCTGATTCCCAACTGTAGTTGCGTTCTGATTCATGACTACCGCTCCTTATTATATACTACTTCGCCACAGAACTAGGCTTCTGCCCCTTGACAGACTTCTCCGTGGCAGGAGTGAAACCACCATGGACGCCCTGACTCCACTTGGTACGCATGATAATACCACGCGCCTTGTCAGTCCCGTTGGTCATGGTCAGGTCAATACTGTGGTCGCTTCCAACCTTCTTAAGCGGGAATTTCTTCCCGCCTTTCACGGTATCTTTGGAAGCCGGGCCCGTATAGGTACGCGCCATAACAAACCTCCTTAGCCAATCTGAGTACTGCCCTCAAAAGCCAGCAGCTTGGAAGAGAAGTACAGAGCGAACGTGGACTTCCACAGGGCGGCAATCTTGTCAGGGTCGCCAGCGGCAACCTTGAAGCCGAGCATAACAGTACCGAAAGAATCATCATACCCAGCAGTAGGCTTTCCGGTAGCATCACGCTTGACAATATTGTGGCCGAAGGTAGCAAGCGGGTCAGTAAGACGGGTGAACCCGTACAGCTTATCGCCGTCCTGCGGAGTACCGACAGGGAACTGGGTAATCTTAGCCGCGGTCATGGCATCCGCAAACGCAGTCACATCCTTGTATTCCCACTCCTCGGCAGTGAAGTTCCAGACAGCACGTTTCGCAACGGGAGCGAGGTACACACCATCGAGAGAAGCATCAGTTTTAGTGACTTCGTAATACACGGAGTCCAGATAGGCACGCTGGGGAACCCAGTTGGTCAGAACCACATCACCCACGGCCTTAACACCCTTAAGCAGGTTTTGCATCCAGCGGTGGCCAACGGTATCATTCAGATTCGGAACCAGCGGGAACTGGAGGTTGAGGAACCCCTGACCCATAGCGGCATCAGCGTGAGAGTCAAAAGGCGGGGTAAACTCCGCATGGGGGGCGTCATAGGGCGGAGTAAATTCCGCAGACTGGCCATCACAGAACCAGCCTTTGAAATCAGGCATACCGCCACGGGCAAGATTAATAACTGCCATAATTCACTACTCCTACTAGTTAATAGGGTCGAAAGTCCAATAACCCATAGCGAGGGCTTCGGGATAGATAACTTCCGCACCCCAAGCGGCGAGGAACTGATACCGGATACCAAAGCTGTTCGGGTCGTTGGTAATCAGACGGGACTCAATGATGTTGCTGGCATAGGCGGTAGCGTCCTTGTTGCCAGCGATAATGTAGAAAGACAGGGCACCGGATTCGTCACGGCGAACCGGAACATGAATGGACTCAATGGGCTGGAAGCCAAAGAGCTCATGGTCCCACATACCGGAGACAATACCGCCGCACTTACAGCTCCATTCGGAGTTGGCATAATTGCTCATGGCAAGGTAGGTACGGAGGATAGGCGGCACGATAATGAACATACCGCCGTCAACCCAACGTTTCTGCTCAATCAGGGCACGCTGGAGATTGGCGAGCACCACAGGCAGATTCTTCGGGGTGACATGCACAGGATTACCCGGAGCGCCAAGGTCGATGTCATGGAGACGGCCGGCGGCGCTGAGAGAAGTAAGAGGGGAAACCTGAGCCATCATGCGGCCAAGAACGAAACGCCTCTGCTCATCAACATAGGACTGGTAGATAGCTTCAAGGAGCTTCTCTTCATAATCAGCCCAGCGGTCACAGGCCTGCTTAACATCGAGAGAGTCAAACTTAATATCCTGATAAGAGGCGAAGCAAATCTGAAGACAGCGAGCTTCCGTAGTAACGGTATTGGGAACAAGCTGCTGGTTCTTCTGGTAGGAACGCATAGGCCCGACTTCCGGAGCGCGCATAAGCTGAATAATCTGGTTGCACTGCGTAACAGGCTCAAGAAGCTCAGAGTTGGTGATACGGGGAAGCCAGTCTTCCTCGTAGATTTTGGAAAGGATAATATCGCTGTACCCAACTCGGGCAAGCGGGGTTGCTTCCATTCCGGTATAACCGGACGCACTGGGAAACATAGGCATAAATTATTCTCCTAAGACATGGATGACAGACTTTCGACAGCTGCCTTGCGGGCTTCAGGAAGAAGTTTCCTGTACTCTTCAGCGGAAATCTGCCTCGTTTGAAACAGGTTGTTGAGTTCCCGCAGGGTGTAGCGGGTTGGAGTAGTCTGCGCCGCCGCAGGTGCGGCACCGGGAGCCACCTGCACGGGGGGTACAGTAGCAACACCCACAGCATTGTTACGACTCTGCTTGAACTGATTCAGGAGGTCAATAACGTAGTCAGTATTGCCGTTGAGGTATTCCCGGCTGGCACGGGCGTCTCGGGTTTCAGAACTGAGACCGTCACGCTGGGCCATGAAGTTCCGGTACTCGGGAGTGTTGACCATCTGGGCAAAGTCAGGATGAGCGGCAAAAATACGGGCGTTAAGAAGGTCCTTGCGGGTATTCTCAAGCATCTGCTGATTATACCGGGTACGCTCCTCAAGCTCTTTCCTCTGCTGCTCAAGCTCTTTCTTAAGCGGCTCTGTCTGAGCCATGGCCAGATTGGTAGCGGATTCAACAATAGCCGTGTAATCCTCAGGGCTCACAGACTCCAGATTGTCAATGGCCTGCTGCTGGATGTCAGCCCTGATACTGGCCCTGCGTCTGAGGTCGTTAAGCTCATCAGCGGACTTCTGAAGGTCTGCCATCTTCTGCTGGTCAGCGGCAAGCTGCTGTCTGAGCTGGTCACGCTCATATGCCAGATTCTGGATAAGAGCAGGGTCATAATAAGTGCCGGCATTCTGGGGCTGAGTAGCTACAGGCTGTACAGGAGCAGGCTGCTGTACAGGGGCAGACGGGGGATTAACCGGCTGCTGTACAGGAGCAGGCTGAACACCCGCAGGCTGCGCGGGAGCGGTCTGCTGGTCTGTCGTCTGAGTCGGAGGATTGGTTCCACCCGGCTCATTCTGTTTCCTGAATGCTTCGGCCCTTTCCTGATACGGATTAGTGGGTACTTTGTCGAATCCTGACATAAACGCTCCTTATTATTCCATACCGTAAATCATTTCTTCCAAGGATCTGATTTCGTTAACCCTGCCAAGTTGCATGGCGGCGTTTTGCAGTTTATCCGGGTGCATCACACCAGCCTTTGCGGCAAGGACAAAATCCGCTTCCAGTCCCTCACGAATATGCGCAAGGAACGCAAGGAGCGTTTCCTTGAGATACGCGTCTGACTTGAGCTGACGGGCAAGCTCACGGATAGGATTATTTTCCGCCTCGGGTAGGAACATACTTCACACCTGTAATGATTTCCTTCGCCGTTTTGCGGCCGGGATTGGGGGCCACAGTACCGGGACGGGAAGTAACAGACGGGGGCGGAGTCTGACGGGTAACGCGGTTTCCGCCGCAACGGGAACAAGCCATAACTATTCTCCCTTGTATCTTGTGTCCATAATAGCGGAGTATTCTTTACCCCGTACCGGACACGAACGAAGACTGGCGTCTTTCATAAGACGGCCAAAATTATAATCCTTGATGCCCTGCATAGGGTCAGCTGGCCGAGCCAGCGGATTGTTCTGAAGAGTCATCTTTGGGTCGGCGATTTTCGCCTCATAATTCCTGTTTGCCGAAAGGTCGATTATAACAGACATAGCGTAATAACCTAGTAGTTGTAGTATTGTTTAAGGATAGAACGCATGCGATTGTGTCTGGTTACTTTCTCGGCTTTTTCAGCTGGCTTTTCTTTCCCTTCATGAATGGAGGGAGAGACTTTTTCGCCCCGCTTACTTTCGGTTTCTGACACTTTGCCATTCTTCTTCTCCTTAACTGCCATGATTATTACTCCTACTTATACAGCGGTACAACATACGAACCGAACCGGCCCCAGCCGGACGGCCTGCCAAGCAGGGCATCCCTGAGCCCAATAATAGTGGTGGGCACTTCCGGCCCGGAGATGGAATCCGGCTCGTCTCCTTCAACAGGGGCAAAGGCATCCTGTATAGCAGTCGCAAGACTCAGAAGCTGTTTGCTGTCCAGTCCGGAAATAGCGTCAGCTATTTTCTCGGCGGAAGCATCATCAATAGCTGTAAGCTCTTTGATGGTACAGGCAGTCAGCGTAGAGTTCTGTATATCAGAATTAGTGACCTGTGAGTTGGTCAGTGTAGTTCTGTTGATAACGCCGTCTTCGGCGTATTTTGTTTCACCACAAGCATTACCCATTTGTATCTCCTAGAAAAAGAACAGGCTTTCAACCTGTGAGGGAATCTGACTGGCTCTGTACCAATCCGCATATACCTGAGCTACACCAACCGCCGTTGCATCATTAATATGCAGTCTATATGTACCCGGTACACCAATTATGCCAATATTACGGCAGGGGTCAAGCTGCCACGGGCGTCCGCAGGTTGAAACAAGTTCGTCATTAATTAAATCAGCCTTTACATTGGCAAGGTCAAAAATGAAACCACAGCAACCCTTGCAGGGAGTTACCTGTTCTTTTGTATATTCATGAACCAGACGTCTCACACATATAATCTGAGGTACAGTAAATTCCTTGGCTGACGTCCTGACTTTCTCATCCAGCAGACCAGTAGCAAACAATGTGACGCAGTAACCGGCAGGCACATTGAAAATACTGGAGTACATAGTGCGGTTGTTCTTCTGCCAGAGTTTGTTCATATGAGTCTCCCCAGAATAAATCCAATAATACCACCGTAAATCAGCCCTCTGACAGTGTTACAGCAGATACAGTCCGGCTGTTCAAACGGGAAAGTCCAATACTTGTACAGGAAATTGTAAACCCTGTTTTCCGGCTTCGGGGTATCCGTGCCGTAATAGTACCCGTGGCAAAAATTGATATTGTCACAGAACCATTTAACAAACCTGTACCCGCGTTCTCCGGGAGCGGGAGTCCATGGTTTAATAAGCCTCAACGTGCCCTCCTGTATCATGCGCAACACCAGCCCCGGCAGGAGAGTCCGGCGCGGGATTAGAGTTCGGCATCATACCGTTACCCTGTCCGGCGCTCTGTCCGTTGCCCGCCTGTGGGGCCGCTCCCTGTACGGGAGCGTTCATCTGCTCAAGAACATCATCCGGAATATTCATCGCTCCGAAGAGCTTCTTTACAGCCCAGCCTACGACAGGGGTCAGATTAACAGCGCCGGAGAGGGAACCGCCTACAGCGCCTATAACCTGAAGCATCTCCATAGCGTTCTGCTTTTCTGTCTCTTTCTGGAGCAGGCCTTCCGCACCCTTGGTGACTATCTGTACGTCGCCCTTTACCGATGAGTCGGACGCGTACAGCATGTTTATGTTGTACATAAGCTCACCGAGCGGGGCGAACACATTATTGTCAATATTCCCTACCGCCGCGTGCAGAGCCCGTGTAGCGTTGCCCTGAAGAAGGGACATGCCGCGGAATGTGCGCATTGCGCCCGAGCCTACAGCCTCGCCATGCAGAGCCGCCGGAATGTTCGTTACTCTGTCAGCCAGCTGGATAAACATCTCCAGAAGCTGTGAGTAAGCCGGAAGATTGGAGGGAATATTGAAGAACCTCAGGGCCGGATTGCTCCCGCCTGACGGGTCAGAGTCAGAAAGATACATCGTTCCCGGTACAATAGTACCAAGGTCAGTATCCTTCATGTACTTCATAAGCCGCCTATAGTCGGCCTCGCACATAGGGGCAGAGGCGTTGGCGGCATTGCGCATCAGATATATCAGACAGGAATGATACGCCCGTTCCACGTCACGGATACGCTGGGCGATACCGTCTCCGGCGATACGGTCGCCTCCGGTACGGTAGAAACTGGACGTGTAAATAGGACGGGTCTGCATGTGCGGGTCGGAGTTAACCTTGACCTGCAATACCTTATACCCGGCCATGGAAATCTCGCAGTTATAGAACTCACTGCGGTCAAGACTGTGGAACCCGTACTCAGCCAGTTCCCGTCCGGACATGATACCGTAATGAGTCAGTACCTCAATAGGAGCAACGTTAGATGCCCACAGGGCAAGGTCTCTCTTTTCCGAATTAGGCTCTCTGGTCAGCCAGTTCAGATTGAACTCATCATTCGTATCTGCTTTCTTCAGTACATCCAGAACATTCTCAGATATGTAGGAGCTGAGCTTGCCCGCATCGAGAAGCTCCTTGCGTGTCCAGAGCGTGCGGGTAAACACACAGGTTCCCCGCTGGGTATCCGGGCTGTCAGGAGAATAGGCAAAATCAAACGGAGATATGGAACGGAATACAGGAAGTACTTCCGTCTGTACTCTGGGTTTGTTCCTGCCCCACGTCAGACGGGGGCTTCTCGTAATATACGGGCCGGTGAAAATTGAGTAAGGATATACCGTGAAGTAATGGAGAAAATCAGACAGCGCCCTTTTGAACCCGCCTTCAGCACACTGATCTTCCAGCAGGGACATCATCTCATTAGCCGCTTTATCTGCTTCTTCCTTCTCATGACGCAAAAGAAGCTGTTTCCCGCGGCGGATGAAATCAACCATCTGTGTACCGTCCTGAAAACGGTTCTCAAAGAACCCCTGCTTCAGGACAGTAAGGAGCATCTCACGGGACTCCGGAGAGATACTCGGCCTCGGCGTGGCCATGATAACCCACGGGAGAGTCAATGTACTGCTGATAAGCGCGTCACTAAGGTAAGCATTCGCTATACCGGTCTTAAGCGCAGTAAGATTGACTATGGCGTTAACCCCGAGAGCGTCAGCTATCTGCTGGTCTGAACAGGACAAAACCCCGTTCTGCTGTTCCCAGCATTCACGGAGCACATCCCTGAGCCCTTTACCGTTGACACGCTCGGTACTCTGCCACAGGACTGCGCCGTTCCATCTGCGGAGAACTTCTTTGCCCAGCCTGTCAGAGACATTGGAAGGAATATCCTCAATCTCCCTGAGCCAGTCTATACCATTGCTGTCTGTACTGGAAACAGTTTCGTCTGCCATTATTAGATAATCCTACGGAGAACATTTCTGCTCTCAGATAATTTACGGGCTACATCGGAAAGGTCGTCATCAGTGTAATCAATGCCCTTCTGTATAAGCAGGGCCGCATACTGAAGAGCATCCTGATAATGGGACGCTTCGTTCTTTTCAGGCTGGGGAGTATACACCGTACCGATAGAACCACTGGCTCTCAGCCTCCTGTACCGGTACTCATGCGTAAACCCATTAATGATGTTCTTACAGGATGGGCTTATAAGAAGACCGCCTGTATCAAGGTTGAGCATGTGCTCCACAACCTGAATACGGGCCTTCGGAGAGTTTGTAATCTCAGTAACAGCAGGTATGCCAGCTTCCTCAAAACGCTGTCGGGGAGTAATGCCTGTCCATGAGTCCCTCTGGTTGGACGGGTCAATAGCCGCTACAACAGGATTCGTGTGATACTTGCCCCGGAGAAGCGGTATCAGCATGCCGTAAAGGAAGTTCTCAAACCCTTCATTGTCAGCGAACAGCTCATCCAGTACACACCATTTGCCGTCCTGATTCTGGAGTATAACCGCGGCAGGATGAATACCAGACTGGTCAACGCCAAGCACAACCTCATGAAACATCATGGGCGTGAGTTCGTGGTCGGCGATATGGCGGGAGGGGGAGAAGTTGGAGAATACTGGCTTGCCTTCCACAACAGGAACGTCAAGAAGACAGTACTGGTTCTCTACAACATCAACACGCCCGTTCTTGAGCAGGGTCTGTATCTGGTTGCGGTAGTACCGCATGCCCCGCTCTTCAGGCGTCATATCCTCAGGGTCGCCTTCTTCCTTGGCACCCAGATTACGGAGATTCTCCGCATCGGGGTTTACATCGAAATGCTTCTTCCCGTTCTCGTCAAACCGGCGCAGAGCCGCAGGAGGCTGTTTCACAACAAGCCAGTTCGGCTCGGGATTCTTCATGTACACATCCAGCCATGAGTCGTGCTCAGGCTGGTTGAAATCCATGATAATCCCGCCCCAGTTTACGCCACCCAAATCCTGTGAAGGGAAACGCCCGATACGGGTCTGTACAGCGGCAAAGACTTCCGGTGAAACACCGGTTGCTTCGTTTATCCACGCAAACGTCCAGTTAGCGGAGAGAATCTTACTGCAATCCTCAGGGCCTTTCAGGGCAAACAGGTTGAGCTCCAGATTAACCGTAGTGCCATCCTGTAAAGGGATAAGATAGACACCCCGAAGAGGAGCTACTGCGCCAGTAATATCACCGCATTCCCGGGGCAGTACCTCGAGAAGGGACTTGCGGGTCATGGAGGTGAGTTCAGGATATGTAGAACGAATGACTCCAACACGGGAGTAACGCATTCCATCCTTGGCTACAGGCTGGGCACAGGCATAGTAAAGAATGTCCATGGCGCAACAGCAGGACTTGCCACTGCCATAAGGGCCGCAGAGCATCTTTATATACTTGTCAGATTCATGAAATCTCAGACCTGTAGGGGATGGAACGTAGTTAAACATTCGCGCTCCTGAGGTGGTCGAGCTTATGGTTCTTCATCCCTTCCGGTACAGGGATGGCCACACCTACATTAACCTGTGTATTAACTACCTGCTGTTCTGTATTCATGGAACCGGAAACTTTATAAAGAAGTTCAAGGAGCTTCAATGCTTCAGCGGGTTTCATGTTTTCATTCACCGCGTCCCGGAAAAGTTTTTCCGCAAGCGCCTGTGAGAGTGTCCCCGCTCTGTACATAGACCCGGCTCTGCTTCCCTTGGCTCTGAGCTGTTCCAGTGAGTTCCTGTACATGTCCTGAAATTCAGGAACAATAAGAATCTTCTGGAGGTCTTTTTCAGATATATTATAGGTATTATAAATAGTGTCAAGTTCCGTAATAGGTGTATCCGGAACCTGCATAACGGCAAGGTCCTGAGCAAGAGAAGCCCAGCGATACTGCGCTAACATGATTAGTTACCCGCCACTACTATACAATGGGGCTGAACATAGAAAGCTCCTATTTCCAGCGGCCTGTGGCAAGCCACCCTGTATGAACAGTAGAGCCGGAGTTATCCAGCGTGCCAATCGAAAAAGCAGTATTACTCACCCAGCCAACATCTGCAAGTGCGCGCTCTACATTAGTATCATGCGTTGTATAAACAGTAACGGTGCCACTTTTGAACGCCTGCGGAAAATAGACTCTTTTATTGGTAGCTGTAGCAGGTCCATTGAGCGTGGCCGTACCCCAGCACAGCTGAATCCCATTACTATATCTTACATACCCGTCCCCACTTTCAACCACAGCCTCACGGTTAGTCGCAAAGACAGCACCGACAGAATGAACCAACCCAAGAAATACCCTTTTAGCAAAATCGAACATAAAAACTCCTATTTCCAGTATCCTATAGCGAACCAATTTGTCCCACCAACAGCTGCCATCGAGAAATGTACGCTGTACTATCCTTCATATACTCCGAAAATTTCATCCAGAAACTTACGAAACTCCTGATATTCCTTCTCTTCCTCTTCATCGGGAACATCAGGAAATTGTCCTGTAAGGGTGGAAAAAGGGAAATCCTGATTATCCGGATTGTCCATGCTAGCCCTCAGACACTAGAGTGTAGTTAGTGAACGACTGACCAACTGTTGTAGTTTGGATTTTCTTGATATTCCGCTCCATATAGGACCCCGGAGGTACAACTAGGGCAATATTATTTTTACCGGAAAGAGCAGTAGGATTCGCCCCCCAAGGGAAACCCGGCGCCGCTGTCCTAGGAGCGTCTCCCTTTATCGTATATGGAGGAACAGATGAGGGAGAGGCAAGGCTAGTGCTAAGTATTATAACATCGAAGCTTCCAGACGGGTAGGTACCGTCTCCTGTTCGCTTCAGACCACATGAATATTCTATAAAGGAGAGCTTCGGGCTGTTGGCAAAACGAGCTACAGGATACGCCTGAGCTCTGTAATACCATTTATTCTGTATGTTGCTCCCACTATCAGGCCCAAAAATAGGAGTAATAAACTCGGCGAACGGTACTACAGCATTATAAAAAAGGCCGGTAATATCATACAAACTGACGCAATCATCAAACAGGTTATACCAATTGTATTTGACAGGCTGCCCGTCATAGGGTTTCGATACCTTATAAAAATCCCCAATAGTGGTACCATAGAAACATGAGTTCAAAGTTTCAAGCTTATTACAGCCATCGAACAGGCCAAGAATGTTTGGAACGCTGGAGTAGCTGAAACATCCCGTAAGATTCTGCGCGGATGTATGCTGGAAAAGACCCTGCATAAGCCCGTCCTGTGTAGGATAATCATTCGGGAACCATACAGGCTGAGTAGAGTGTGCAAAACCAGAGAAACACATGTAAAAATCACTGGCCTTTGTACAATCATTGAAAAGACCACGATTTATTCTTCCACCCTTTATGCCGCCGAAGGTATCACGAAATTCACGTGCCTCACTACAACCTGCGAACAAAAGCATATCATCCGTCAGACTCAGAGATGAACAGCCGCTGAATATTTCACTAAACGTTACTGCGTCAGTATTATTGCAAAATATATCTGAAGGGAAGTTTACCAGACTGGTGCTATTTTTGAATAAAACATCCATATGTTTGGACTCATTAAGAGAGGAATCATGGGATGCTTTATGTGACCCCGCAATATGAGGAATAGCGCTGTAAACTGTAGTCAGATTAGTAGTGTAACCATAAGTAGTGCTCCCACTCTGGCCGACTCTGGTACGTGACCATGTTTCAGGAGACGCGGACATTTTCACTATATATGAACCGGGGGCATTGTATGTATGAACAAACAGAGGATTGAGGTCATCCCCGCTGTATGGACCAGTAACTTTAGTGGATGTGCCATCCCCCCAGTCAACAGTCATTTTATCCCTAGCTGTATAGTCAGTATTCCAGAGAGGGACGTAAATCTGTTTGGACGCAGCATTGTCAGCTATGGTGTATCCCAAATCCCATGTTGTCTTATCCTGTACCCTGCTACCCAGCATCATTCTCTGTATGAGCATCTTTATTCCCCTGTAGCACAATCTAATCAGCCAGATTAATTTTCTCAATTTTGCCCCGTATCTCAAGGATGTCAAGGTACTTCCGCATTGTATCGGCCTGCATTCTCAGAAGGCACAAAGGACAGTTAGGTGTGAACGTGAGCGTGCCAGATTCGTATCTGGTTATAAAAGCCGACAGTCGTTCGTACCGCCCATGCAACTGCTTGTATTCATCAACTACTCTTTGCTTCCAATCTTCCATTATAGGCCTCCTATTTTACTCTCTCCCAAGCGTACACCGACCTGTAAGGCGGCATGTTGTTGTGGGGTTGATTTCCGCCAGTGATAAGGGCGTTACCGGCAGGATCGCCTGTGCCATATACGCCGTTGTTTATTCCCCAAGTCTTATTCGCCGCCGATTTCCAAACGTGATATACTTTGGCGTTCCTCCCTGACACAGTGGAGCTACGCCCATCCGGAGAGAAAAAACGGGTGTCGTAATCTCCGGCATCATCAGAGCCGCCGGTGAATACAGTTACCTTATGCGTATGTTGTGGAAACTCCTCGATAGTCAGCGTATGCGTCTCTTCACCGCCGCTTTGCCCAGCCGCATGCGTGGGACCAGCGCACCACAGAAAAGTATCCTGTATGGGTTCCCATGTACCACCGAAAAGTTCATGTGGATCCGTGGGCTTGGTAGAGGTGTATATGCTTCCAACTGGCCAGCTGAAGAGCCTGACTGATTTAACAAGTAATGCCGTATATTCTTTCAAATTTCTCATGATACCCTTTTCCAGACATTTACAATTCGTGCGGGCGGCTGGACTGTATCACTTCTCCCGTATATGGGATTGGAACGGGAGGCTTTGAACTGAACAGTCACGCGTTGCGTACTGTCGCCTGAGCCACCAGAAAAGTCTAGATGCGTCGTATTTATAAATGCCCCAGTTTTTGTGAATGAAGAGTTGTTTTGCGATCTATTTGTAGCAATAGGATAGAGTGTTCCTGTGATGTCCGGCAATCCTGCCTCAATCACCGTTCCGGCCGCATGGGTGTCGTCAGAACACTGTAAGACATACCTGCCTGTCAGTTTCTGCCACCCCCCCCCTATAAAATCCTGTGGATTTTCAGTACCTTCCGTTAAATAATAGCTCCCGATAGGATGAGCGCGGAGAATAGCCGTCTTGACGGCAAGCTCGATTGTCTCCTGTATAGTGTGAGCCATTATAAAGTCCCCCCGTTCGCTGTATATTCCGCTTCAAGCGCAGCATAAGCGTCATCAATCTGCTTCTGAAAAGCATTATCAGCGGCCTTTCTGGCGGAGGCCTCATCGGTAATACTCTTCTGAAGAGCGTTATCAGCGGTCTCTCTGGCAAAAGCCTCGTCAGTAACACTCTTCCGAATAGCAGTATCAGCGGCCTTTCTGGCGGATACCTCATCGGTAATACTCTTCTGAATAGCCGTGTCAGCAGTCTCTCTGGAGGAAGCCTCACTGGCTATATTATTCTGAAGAGCCGTATCAGCTGTCTCTCTGGCGGAAGCCTCAGTGGTTATACTGTTTTGAAGGGCAATATCGGCAGATTTTCTGGCAGAAACCTCATCAGTAATACTTATGCGAAGGGCAGTATCAGCAGTCGCTCTGGCGCTCTCCTCAGCGGCAATACGGTTAGTCAGAGAGACAACCATATCCTCACGGGCGAGAGGCACACCACCGGTAACACCATTCTGTACTACAACGGTATATTTCTCTGTATCAACGGTAATCTCCCCAACAGGGCCAGCGTAATCACTGTGCTGTTGTGTCGTACCCCTGTACAGCTGTATAGGCTTCTTCGTATTTCTCATTCTAAAGACCTATAGCGTATAATGGATAGGAGCAGATGAACCCGGCCCCTATCCATTATGTATCTATCCAGCGTTGTAAATAGCTACAGTACCATACCATGTAGTACCATTCGGTGTCATAAAGGTCAGAACGTCCACACCGGAAGCGGTAAGCGCCGGCGCGGCGGCATCTGTCCATTTCACCGAGGCTGGCCACGTAATCGTAGCAGACCCGCCATTAGTGATAATCAGGTTAAACGTAGCCGCACGCCCGGAAGGGGCGTTGATAAAAGTAAACACCGTATCAGCGGAAACGGTCTTGCTGAAAACAACGCCTTTGGAAAGGTCAACCTCGGAAGTCGTCAAATCCGCTGAAGTACCATAAGGACCCTGAAGGAACGTCTTCACATCCTCAATGGTCTCATTATTGCGGATATGCACAACAAGGTCATCACTGGCCTTGCTGGCGGCGAGGTCATAAGCGGCCTTGACCGCTTTGGGCGTAGCCGCCGTACC